TTCACCACCATTTAGCCATGTGTCATCGTAGTTCAAAGAGATGTTCATCATGTCAAGTGGAGCAGGGTAGTTGAAGTTCATCTTCTTCATGTCGGATACGGTGTATTCTTTCTGAGTTCCGAGATACATCTCATGCCAATTTTTTATGTGGAGAAAATTCCTAGCATCCTCATGCTGCCAGTTCAGGGAACCGTACAGTGCGGAACGTCTGGAACCACCCTGCATCACGTTCCTGCCAACCTCATTCAAGGTGTACAGGAGAGGGATGGGTCCACTGGCTACACCACCAGTTGAGCGGAGCTGTCTGCCAGAAGGTCTGCATACGGAAACGTCAACCCCGATACCACCACCAGTCATCAGGCAAGACATGGCTCTCTGTGTAAGAGCAGCCCACTCTTCCCTGGTATCCTCTTCGAGCTTCAGAAGGTAGCAGTTGTTGAAGAACCGAGCATCTCTCCCTGCGTACCAGAGATACCTTCCACCGGGCATGAACTTGAATTCAGAAATAAACTGGGTGAGCTGATCACGATCACTCTTTGCCATGAGACTGTTCTTCTCACCATCCATGTCACCGCATACATAGTTGACTACGGTATGAGCGCGGTCACTCCAAGTCTCATATGGGCTTGAAGCATACTTCTGTTTGAAAATATTTTCACCTAGATTTGTTCTGAATTCCATACTTCCTCCCCAATTTATTTTTCTTAGAAAATTGCATATAATCCTGAAGAGAAAAGCCCTCCAACTTATGGAAGGCTTCTTCCCAGGTTTTCCCAGACGGAGCTATCTCTCGTCTGTGTTTGTGGCAGTGACGCGCAAACCAATAGCGTCTGTTCTCTTGCTCATCGTCACGGATTGACAGTGTAGAAGTGGGAGTGGGTTGTTGTTTCCCAACATCCCTGTAAGTCATCCGCGACATAATCTTCCTTGAGTCTTTTCATTACCCATGATGATTGGTGGTAATATTTGCGGAGCTGATCGTAATACATAACCCCGATCTCACCGTAGTCACCCTCATAAACTCCGAACTCATCAAAGAATTTATTACAGGCTTCGTATAACCGAGCGAAGGATTCATCTCTGTCTGCAACGTCACGCTTGCGTTCAGAAAGGTTTTTCTTCCGTCTGTTCTTTGCCATGTCTCTTCTCCATTAGTGCATCATAGCCTTCAGGTGTAGCCCACGATGCAGGTTGCTTGCTACTATCAAAAGCGTTGGGGTGATATAAATACCTCGCAATTCCCCACTTGACAGCGGCACGTTTGAAAGAGTCTGAGTAAGCACCCTTGATTGCTTCTATGTTTGAGTCTTCAGCACCATCAGACTTGGTAACCCATCC